ATGGCAACCATCGAAAAGCGAAACGGAAAATATCGAGTCAAAGTCCGTCTAAAAGGCGTTACCAAGTCTGAAACATTTACCCTGAAATCTGATGCCGTTGCATGGGCGGCGAGGACTGAAGCGGCAATCTTGGACGGCGTACAGGGTAATGCGCCCAAAAGCCTATATTTTGCCGATTTGCTGACACGGTACCGCGATGAAATCACACCCACGAAGCGAGGCAACAGGGCGGAAACGTACCGTCTGAATCGTGTGTTGCGATCCGATTTGGCAGATATTAAAGTCAGCGACCTGCGCCCACATCATTTTGCCCAATGGCGCGATAACCGCAAAAAAGAAGTGCAAGAGGCCACGGTCAGGCGTGAGCTTGAAACACTGTCTTCCGTCTGTCAAATGGCGGTCAAAGAATGGGGCTTATTGCCGTCAAATCCTCTATTGCAAATCAGACGGCCTAGCAAGGGAAAGGCGCGAAACTATATACCGTCCGATGATATTGTCTTGGCTGTCGTGCGTGAGCTTGGTGTAGCTGACGGCGTGCCGATAATCACGGCAAAACAGCGTATCGGCTTGGCTGTCTTGTTTGCGATTGAGACGGCCATGCGCGCCGGGGAAATCTGCAACATGGTTTGGCGTGATGTGCATTTGAGTAGGCGCGTGGTGCATTTGCCAATGACAAAAAACGGCAGCAGTCGAGACGTGCCGCTGTCTAAAAAGGCTATGGCGATATTGGATAGATTGCCACGCTCTGAGAGTGGGTCTGTGTTTGATATAAGCTCCCACACGCTTGACGTGATGTTTAGACGTGCAAGGGCAAAGGTTGATGGTGCTGATGACTTTCATTTTCACGATACGCGACACAAGGCACTGACGCGCATGGCGGCGAAAGTTGAACCTATGCAACTTGCCAAAATCAGCGGCCATAAGGACTTGAGAATCCTGCTTAATGTGTACTATAACCCTGATGTAGGGGAACTTGCTGATTTGCTGGATTGAAAAAAAACCGCCTGTTACGGCGGTTTCTCTATTTCTGACGGCGGCGTCGGATAAATTCGTGTACTTCTGCTTTCGGCCATAACCGTTTGCGCGGCGAAATTACAAACGGCTTTGGAAAGTCAGACTGCTTGCAAGTCTGATTAACAAATGTTGTGCGTTTGACGTGTAGCAGGTCGGCGCATTCTTGAGATGTTAGGTACATTTAAAAATCCTTTTTTAATGTTTGCAATATAAGCAAAAATCTAAAATATCAAGGAAGAAACTATTGGAGTGTTTGATTGTCGATTTTGCATATTTAAAAGGACTTACTGGGTCCCATTTGCCATTTGAGATTTTCTTTAAAATCAGAAGAATAGGATAAAAAGTGAAAAGGCATAAGAAGAAGAAAAAACGCGCCAAAATTAATAACATGAACGCTGTAAAAGATGATAATACTGATACAGCCAACGGCAGTAAGAATAGTATTAAAAAAATATTATCTACTGTTTTAATTACAAATTTATTTTCGAAATTAATTTTCATCTTCGTGCCTTTCGTATCTTCATTAGGCGGTATTTACGCCGCCTGTCGGATTGGTAGTTATTCAGCCGTCTGTACGGTTCAATTCTCATTTGCAGTCCCTTTAATAAACGTAAACCAATGTGTGGCCGTTTGATTTGTCCTGTGTTTCCTAGTTACATGTCCAAAAATTGGCTTTTCATCGGTCAAGGATAGAATTTCTTTAGTTGATATTTGATTTTCGTTCCATTTGAATATCAATACTCCGCCTTCTTCCAATACTCGGAAACATTCGGCAAATCCCTTTTTAATATCAGTCCTCCAGTCATCACCTAACTTCCCGTACTTCTTGGCCAACCATGATTTTTTCCCTGCGCGCACCAAATGCGGTGGGTCGAAAACTACAAGGCGGAAACTCTCGTTGCGGAAAGGTAATCTTGTAAAGTCCATTTTTATATCTGGCTTTACCTCTAAATGACGAATTGATTCTCGGTCTTTCAAGTAATGCTCTTCTTCTCGTATGTCTCCAAATAAAACTCGTTGGTCTTGTTTGTCAAAATACATCATGCGGCTGCCGCAACATGGGTCAAGTATTTTCACTTTTGTTGCCCTCTTTGATATTCGTTTATCTGCATCGCCACTTTCGGGATTCCTGATAGCTCGATAGCCATGATGACTGCGGCTATCAGGATTGCGGCAATTAGGTCTTTCATGCCGCTTCTCCTTGCCGTATAAGGTTAATCAGGTTTGCGGCACGTTTGAAATGCTTAGTCCAGTTGAAGCAGCTAAAGCCGGTTCCGCTGTCGCAATGTCGGATAATGTTTTCCGAATCCTTGACAGCCTGAACCAGTGCGCCACCCTTATTTGCAACAAGCATTTTCATCATCGGTTGCCGCACGTCGCCAATGCGTTGCGGGCGTACAGGGTTTAATGGCTTGCCATACATCGCCGAAAGCTCCGCATCTGCGTGAATGCCCACATCGTAAAGCAGGTTGCTGCGTGTAAGATTCGGTCTGTAAATTCGGCATAGGGCATTTTCAGGCGGCGGGCTTCCGCGCGGGAATCGCTGCCGTTGACGACCTTATCAACCGCCGAAATCAAACCGCCGTCAAGTTCTAAAAACGTCATGGCTTTTTTGGTAACACTGACGGCGAGCGAGTATGTCGATACTTCGGCGATTAACCGCACCGGCGCATCTTTCAAAAACTCTTCATACGCGGCGAAGAGATTAGACAGGGGGCGCAATACCAATTGACGCTGATTCGGGCTAAGGTCGTCAAAATCCTTAGTCCATTGCGCGACTGCTTGCGATGCTTCACGGCAAGCAAACTCGACGCTTTTCTCGTTCGCTGGGTCGTCCGTGTTGCAGTACAAGCCAAGACGCTGAACCTGCTTGATGATATGCTCGGCGAAGTTGATTAATTCCTGATTGCAGGCGTAGCGCATATCTTGCAACGAAAGCCACATCTTGACGCTACACGTTACCGCCTCATCTTCGGACACTTTCGCGCCTGACAACATCTCGGCGATGTTTTCTTTTTGCGCTTTCGATAATGTGGATAGGCGGTTTCGGTCAACGTTTCGCACCGCTCCCGCGCGTTTCAGGGCGCGTTCTTCTTGGGTCAATTTCTTCGCCGCTTTCTTCGCAGCAAGCATCTGTTTTGCCGTCGGTCTTGTTGCTATTGTTGCTGTTTGCATTTTGTTTCCTCGCTAATTGCCGTCCTCTCAACGGCTTGGGCGTTTTAGGCCGTCTGCCTGTGGGTGTTATCGTTTGCTTTCGATGTATGCCATAGCTACATCTATGGCTTCACGGATGTCGTTACTTGTAGCTGCCAATACCTCAAAATGGTCTTCTTGTTTTTGGATAACAGCATTTGGGGTGTCAAGAATATCGCCATCTTCATCACAAAGCCTTTCTGTTAAAGCACAATCATTCTTTAACAGCCAGTTAAGCCGCACGGTGTCAGGGTGTGGGATAAGCTCAAGAGAATTTATTTCTATTCTCCGCTCCGGGTGGTAAAGCCCAACAAAACAGACCGCCGCCGTATTGTCCTTATCGTTCAGTCCAACGATGACCCCTGTTGTTGGGTATCCCTTGCATCTTACAAGGTCGCCGAATTTAAATTGGTTGGTCATTTTTTAATCCCTACCGTTAATGTATTCTTCAATGATTTTTGTGGCTTCAAGTAACTTCTCTTCGCCTATTTTTAATTCATAAATTAATGATTCAAAATCGCTAATTGCATTACCTACCATAGTTTGAATTTGTTTTATGTAGAACGCATAGTCGTCAGCTTCTTTTAATGCGTCATCACATAATTCATCAATATTTTTTAATGATTCTTTTACGTCTTTTAAATAGCTCATTTTTTACTCCTTAACTCAGAACGGTATGTCATCGTCAACATCTTCAACAGGCGCGGCAGGCGTTGCTGGTGCTTGTCGGCGCGGTTGCGATGGTGTTTGGTTTGATTGTTGACCGCTGTCATTACCGCCGCCCAACATCTTCATTTCATTGGCGATAATCTCGTATGCCGTGCGCTCGATGCCGTCTTTGCCTTGATATTTACGGCTTTGGATTTTCCCCTCTAAATACACTTGACTGCCTTTTGTCAGGTATTGCCCAGCAATCTCTGCCAGTTTGCGGTACATGGTAACGTTATGCCATTCTGTGGCCTCTTGGCGTTGGCCGTTTTTGTCTGTGTACTTTTCACTAGTGGCTACGGAAAAGTTACAGACAGCTTCTCCGTTCGCCATGAAGCGCGTTTCAGGATCACGGCCAAGACGACCAATGAGGATTACTTTATTCAGCATTTTGATTCCTTTTTAAAATTGAAATGTCATTCTGTTGTACGCTTCACGCGTTGCGATAACGTCTTTCTTGCAATACTCTGCAACTTCTTCGATTCTCCCGGCTTGCACATAATCCCAAACCTGCGAGCCGTCTATGCCGTCTTTAGGGTTTGGAATCCCTAATATTTCGCATAGCTCTGCAAGCTTGATACGGTTTCCACGACCTGCCCAAATCTGCATTGTGTCTGCGAAATTCTCGCTGTATTGCGAGTAATGCAAATTGATAGCAGGCTTGATTCGATTCACGATGAATCGGTGGAGTAGGAAGCGGATATCAAACTCAATGTTATGCCCGATAAATCGAATATTCGGGCGCGGCACATCGTATTTAATACGGATTATTAATTGGTTTAACTTGGTTAGTATTTCCGCTTCGGTTTCGCCTGTAATGGCTTCAGGCTCTCCGTTATCTACTGCCAAGCCGATAACGCAAACTTCACCGTAACCGCCGTTTAACGCTGTTCTTCGGTACTTATCATCTGCAACCTCATTGGACTTGGAAAAGGCCATGACAGCCTCCCATCGTCCAATCATCGATGCTTTAGACGTAAACTTGATTTCGTCTTTATCCGTGATTCCCAAATCAGCGGCGGCTTTTTCTTTCGTTAAGTCGCTTGGGGCTTTGAAATTCAGGGCAACATCTTGAAGAATTGCCTCAAATGCGCCCTGTTTCTGATTTGGGATAGTCTCAATGTCAATAAAAACATTCAACATATCAATCCCTTATTCTTCTTCCTTAAAATCCGCTTTGCGGTTTTCGTAAATATCCTTAACTTTGGCGCGGATTTTTCCGTCTGTGTGCTTCCAAGCGTCTGCGAAGATTTGTTTCAGTTCATCTTCTGTCTGCGCTTCGGCAACTGCTTTCTCATACGCAGCAAGGTCAAACGGCGGATTCTTTTCAGCTTCCGGCAAATCTTCGCCTGCGTAGATGTACAAGCCAAGCCCAAACATGCCCAAGCATTTAACAAGACAGCGCATCTTGTTTTTGTTGATGTCAAAACTGTTTGGATTTTGAATAGCCTTGCTTCGATGGTCGATGACTGGAAGCCACATGTAACGACTAATAGCTTGGTCGTCTTTTTTGACTGTTACCGTTACGCCTACCTCTGCCGTGCCGTCTGCAAAGAACTTTTCAGGGTGCATTTCAAAACTGCTTTCGGGGTAGTGTTCCATCAGCGTTTGCCATGCCCATGCCCATGAGAGATAGCTCAGTCCGTTCTTCTTCTCTACCTTGTCATTCACATTGACTGCTGACAGGGTTTTCCATACTTCTTGAGGGAAACTCATTTTCTTTATTCCTTTCGTTTTCTTCTTGTTGCTCAAGTTCTTGCATGACTTGGCAATAAAACATCAGTTCCTGACACATCTCACACCTCGAAGAGTGATTTCAAATACTGCTCCGCCTCTTCCATCGTGCGGAATTTCTTTTCATCGGCTCGCTTGCGCTTAATTTTTGCTTGTGGGTGCATAAGGGGCTGACTGCATGAAAAGCTCTCAATTTCGCGCCATACAATCCAATGCTTACCCTCGCGCTTCATTCGTACGCTTGGCGATTGCTGGTGTCTAATGCCTTTTGGCTTGATGTCTTTAGGGCGTGTTACAAGACTGGTAACTGTCATCATCATTTACAACCTCCTACTTCTGCGTCTCCCATGACCTTTACTTCGTCCGGCATGGTTTCGTATGTTTGTTCAATTTGTGCTTCTTGGCTGATGGTTTCCGGCTCTACTGGCTTCTCTGTTTTGCCTGAAAAGCTGTAAGCGGCGATTGTGATAGCTGACACGGCTAAAACTGTTCTGATTGCGTATTTCATGCTGCTTCCTTCCATTGGTTTGCCAGTTCGTCGATTTTGCTTACTCGTAAATCAGGGTGGTTTGACTGAGTTGCCCAAATCAGCGCGTCTTTGATTTCTTCGTTTTCGTACTTGTTGCTACTCAGTTCGATAAATTCCGCGCCGTCTAGCAAGCAAGTCCGCCACTCAGCATCATTCTGCGAGTAGTCCAATTCGCCACATTCGATGGCGAATTTGCGAAAATCGTATGCTTCCTTGATGACGTGCTGCATGATTTGCGCGTGGAATAATTTGAAAATCTTCCTGTTGACATCTTCTTGGCGTTCTTCGATCGCAATTTCTGCGTCTCGCAATTCTTCGCGCCTGTACATTTCGTCCATTCCCCAATCGGGGCGGCTGGTTTCGTAATAAGCCATTTCCTTTTCCTTTTGTTGCGGTATCGGTAGAGGAAGGGGCTTGATGTTTCTCCGTGCCGTTGCCCTTGCTTGCCTGTGGTGTTGCTAGGCAGTAAGCCTTGTGCCCTCGTTTTGGCATTGCTCACCCTATCTACCGATAATTTGACCTTGCTTATTTAAAAAGCCGTTTCCAGCCGCTTAAATAAGCCCCCTGTAACAGGGGCTGTATCTCGCTAGGCTGTTATCTTTTAGGCCGCCTTTCGCCTGTAACCGTTTGTTCGATTTCCCCCATGCTTTACCATGTCTTGCTATCGGCTTGTCGCCTACCTGAATGGCGGTTACTACGCTTTCAATTTGTTAAAGAACTGTGTTTTGCTTCGATGTGTGTATTTAAACACAGCGTTTAAACAAAAGCAAGCATTATTTTAAATATAGTGTTTAATATTTTTAAACACTATGATTTCAAAGAGAATTTATTTTTGCTATCTGGAAAACACTTCGGCGAACGCCTGCGAATTGAGAAAAACGGAAAAAGAAAACCGCCTATATAGGCGGCTTGTTGAATTTTTGAATCACAGAAAAAAGATAAAGTCAAGGTAGTAGCTAGCTGATTTCATGAAATGAACTAGTTGATTTCATGAAACAGCTCATTTTTTCTTCTACTGCAAATTGATACAGTTTCAGACGGCACAAAAAAAGCCCGCGTAATGCGAGCTTTCTATTCTTAAGGGGTTATGCCTGATTCATAGCGGTTAAAGCAGCTTTTGCCAAAAAACCGCTACGAGTTTCATGATTTTCCGAAGTGTATTCATCTACTCTATCAAGTAGATACTGCGGCCAGCTAACATTAAATCTAACTTGCTGTTGGCTGATTTTGGCTGGGTCGATTTCAATCATTACCCATGTTGCTCCATCATAATCAGACTCTTTGCTTAAATCGGCAATATTGCTTACAGAAAGGTTTTTAAACTCTCCATCTTCAATCATGCCATCAATGTGCATATAGGCGGCAGAACGGGCATTTGCGATAGCTTCTTCAATAGTGTCGCCATAAGAGAAGCAGCCCGGTAAGTCAGGAATGGTTACGCCATATGCCGAATGACTGTCTTTGTGCAAAGCGGCAGGGATAAACATTTTTAGTCCTTCTTTCGTTTGAGTTTCTTTGTGTCGGGTGGGGGGGCGTGAGATACCCTTGATTATTTAGCTTGAAGAATGGCAGCGGGTTTCCCCGCTACTAGCCCTTACTTCAAACCGGCTTGCTTAAAGATATTTTTTACCGTACCTATTGGCAAGTCTTTCTTGGGGTGTGGCACTGTTACACGGCCTTTTTTTGTTGGGTGCTTGTATTGCGAATGGCTCCCAGATTGTGCAACTTTATACCAACCATCCTGTTTGAGTAGAGCGATAACGTCTAGACTATTCAATTGTATCTCCTTACTCAAAGCATGGCACGTCTGCCATGTGTGTAATAATACACACTATTCTATTTATTGTCAAATTTAAGTGTGTATTTGTGTGTAAAGACTTTGACGCCATCTCACAAATTGAGCAAAAAGAAAGCCCGCGCATGGCGGGCTGAATAAGTGATTATGAACAATCAGACTTTTGAAAAATAAAGCATGGAGGAACTGCATTATACCTGATTACTTGTCTTTGTTTAGGTTTTTATCGTGTTTTTCAAGGGCGCGTTTTGTCTGCTTGATTCCGGTTCTAACCTTGTTAATCTTTTCATCAGACAATTTGAGGTCTTCCGGCAATGTGCCTGACGTTTGAATCATCACATTGCGGACTGAGCGTCCCACTTCTTCGGCGGCTCGCTCTAACGGCTTTTGTCCCTGTATGTTCTGATTGCGTATCTTTTCCTCTGTTTGCGTGATTCTGAACGTATTGGCCGCTAATTCAACAGGGGTGATAAAGTCCAGCAATGCAGCCTTCACGACGCCTACGCCCTTGTAGTTTTTCAGCTTGTTGATGTTCATATTGTACAAGCCACGATAACCGGCATTTTGGAATAAGCCATATTCTTCTACGCCGTGTCTATGGGCAAGGTGGTTTAATGTCTTTTCGCGGTCGGTAATATCGCCGCGCAAGAAAACGCGGTTTACATCGTCCGCATCTCGGAATGTCGCGTTAATTTCTTCTGCCAGCTTGGCAAAATAGGCTTGCGCCGCCGCTACGCGCGGATTGCTGATATTCCCATTCATTACGGTTAAATAACAGGCAAACCGTGTCAATTTAATATCATTGTCGCAATTATGTGAGGCCGTCTGAATAAAGTTTTCAGTGATCGGAATATCCAACTGAAAGCAGACGGAATGGGCGCGGTTGATTGCTTTTAAAATTGCCTGCATATCATTGTAGCCAAGCATCATTGCCAAGTCTGAGGCATACCAAAAGGTGTTGTCATCGGATTGGGCAAAGCTGTCAAATGCTACTGTAGATTGAGGGGAAAATACGGCAAGCTGGTGTGTCATATCGCAATTAAATTTAGTCATTTTTTAAGCTCTTATTTTACCATAAAATATTGTTTTATAATGATGATTTACACTTAAATCAAACAATCACGCTCCACCAAAACACGCGCCCAATGACAGACAGGTCGTCTAGGCTCGCTTCTTCGTCCGGATATTCCGCCTGATTGTAGCTTCTGATTCTGACCTTGTTGTCGGGTAGCTTGTGCAAAATCTTAGTACGCAATAGTCCGCCATGATTGATGGCATAAATTTGCCCATCACGGATAGTCTTGCTGCCAGTATCAATGCCAAGCGTTGCACCGCTCGGAAATACCGGCTCCATACTATCGCCGTCTGCCATCACGCAAACTACGTCAGCCGGATTGATGCCGTGCTTTCTGAGCGTGGACTTGGAAAAGCGCAGTTTGTAGCCGTTGTAGTCCTCAATGTCGTCTGCAAAGCCATTTCCGGCTGATAGCTTGATGTCCTTGTACAGTGGGGCTTCATAATCATCATCTGATAGGGGCGTGTCATTGTCCCATTCATCAATCTTGCCAAGCGGCAGGGCATTTGATTCAGGCTGTTTAATTGCCGCCATTTCGCCCTCTCCAGTCTCTACCCATGCAACTGATACGCCGATGACTTTAGCGGCGTTTACTAATCCGCTCGCTGATACGCCTCTAGTCTCCCAATTCTTAACGACTTGAGGGGATACATTCAACAATCTAGCCAAATTTGACTGCCCGGAAACGCCTTTTAGCTTCTCGGCGGCTTCATACAATCTCGCTGTTTTTACGTCCATTTTTTACTCCCAAATTTGTTTTATATATTTTGCACTATTTAAACATCTTGTTGTTAAACAAGTGTTGACAAATGTTTTAACATAGTGTTTAATTACGGTAAATGATTTTAAACACAGGGTTTGATATGGATAAACAAATTGAGCAGGATAAATTACTACTCAAATCGCTTGGGGGCTACTCGGAAGTAGCAAGAATGCTTGAGACAAGTCCGCAGCGAGTTTTCAACTGGAGTAGGCGAGGGATTCCGGCTTCTGTGAAGCTAGAGCATAAAGAATTGTTCTTGAAAGAATTTTCAGGACGTAGAAAAAGGAAAACCCCACGCGGTAACGTGGGGCAGGGTTGAGGCACGAAGCCTGCAACAAAAGGAGTAAACATGATAGACCAAAAACAAACGCAATGCAAGCGGATTGTCGATTATATCCGCGCAAATGGGCATATCACATCGTTAGTTGCGTATAAAGAGCTAGGAGTTACTCAGTTATGCGCTCGAATCTTTGATTTAGAAAGTCTCGGTTTTATTTTCAATAAACCGCGATTCAAGGTTGGAAATTGTAAGAATCCGATTACTCACTATTCGATTGCCGAATCAGGATTTGAGCCGTGGTACATGGAAGAGGAGGAATGGGGATGACAATTGATAGATTTATCCCAAACAGTTTTCAGATTTCAAACGCGGTTATCGATGAATACCTGTCGAAGATGAGCGGCAACGCGTGGAAATGCTACGGCTTGATTGTTCGGAAAACAAGAGGCTGGCAGAAAACACATGACAGTCTTTCGATTTCTCAGATTCAAAAATTTACCGGAATCAAGTCAGAAAAAACGGTTGAGAAAGCTATTAACGAACTGGTCGAATTAGGGCTGATTGGCAAGCAAAGCAGATTCGGTTTACCCAACGAATATTTTTTAATTTCAGACCCAAAAAATGGGGTAACACCACCCCCAAAAAATGGGGTAACACCACCCCCAAAAAATGGGGGCCACATAAATACAAAAAACAAAAAACAAATATCTACTAACGTAGATATTAATACAGCGCCCGAAAAAACAGCGAAAAAACCGACCAAGCACGAAGCCGATTTATCACTGTTGGCAGAGCATGGGATAACAGGGCAAATCGCTGAAGACTTTTTGACAATCCGAAAAGCAAAACGCCAGCCGCTGACTGCGACGGCTATGCGACTGATTGCAAGTGAGGCTCAAAAAGTTGGCATGACGGCATTTCAGGCAGTTGTTTTTTCCATTGGT